GGCGATATGGTATCACCCAACTTGGAGTCTGATAAACCAGTTTCGGCATTAAGGGACGCACAGATTGCTAATAATCAACTAAGTGATATGGATAAACAATCAGGAACTGATGCTGTAGTTTCAGCAATCAATACAAGTGCGGTTAATAATACTTCATCAAATAATACAACTATTGTGAATAACAATAACCGTGGAATTGATGATTTAATTAGATCAATGGCATATAGTCCCGCATACTAAAAGGGGATCTTAACGATCCCCTCCTTTATTCATTTAAACTGTTTAGCTGTTTGCTAATTGCTCAAAGTAACTCAATGAGTCATCTTCTTCAGTACTAGTAGGAGTATCGTCAACTGCTATCTTTTCAGATTTAGCAGGTGCTTCTTTCCTTACCGGTGCTTCAGCTTTAGTATCAAGGTCGACACGTTCTGCGGTAGTCATTGGACGAGATTCACCAAGAACACGCATTAACTTAGTCTTCAATTCGTCATAAGTTTTATAGTTCTTAGGATCAGTATATACCGATAATGGTTTAATCTGAGCATATAGTTCTTCTAACTTATCGTCATCACCCGCCATGAACTGTGAAGCACCTGCGAACTCAGACTTATCATAATTGACCCAACCTTCAACTTTACGAATCTTAATCTTAAAGTCAGCACCTTCCCAAAAGTCATAAGGATTAACTGGCGTCTCATCATCAAACTGTGGTTGCATAACATCCATAATTTTATCAAAGATCTTCTTACCAAATTTATATTGAAAGATTTGACCATCATTAGCAGGATTAGCAGGATCGCTTACTACGTAGATGTTAGAAACATAATGCAGGCGACGTTTGCGATCACGAGCAGTTTGTTTATCTTCATCAAGACCACTTGACCAAAGTTCGCTGTTCATTTCAGAAACAGGATCTTCACCGCCAATTGAAGTTAATGAGTTTTCAATATACCAAAGACCAGTTGGACCTTGGAAACCGTGATCCCAGTATTTTACCCATGGAAGATCGTCACCTTCAGCCGGTGGTAGGAAACGGATAACGGCATAACCATTACCGGCTTTATCGCGAGTTGGCTTCCATAAACCATCATCACGATTTTTAGAATTGTTTGCGCCTGATGCTGCTTCGGCTGCTTTTACTAAGGCATCAATACCTTTAGAACGACTTTGCTTTAATTTTGCGAATGACATATGTACTTCTCCGGTGTATATTTTTGTATATCTGTATGATTCAAAAACTTTTAATAATAAAACATTATTGTGTAAACGTATCTAATATAATTTTTTTAGTTACGCCCAAATCTACTTCTAGGAATGGGTCATAATTATATATAAGATCTTTAACGTCGGGCCACACAATTGTATCGTTTATTTCTTTATCGACACGACTGACGAACTTAGTTAACTTATTTAATATAACGAGTGTTTCTAAGCAAATCTCACCTCCTAAGTACTTCTGTATAACTAATGGATAAGGCTCAGAATACTTTACAATTTCATCAAAGGCTTCAACATCAAATTGAAACTTCTCCAAATCAGACTTAAAAGTATAACCTAACGACTGACTAATACGTTGCCAATTTTTGTAAGTATCTTCATTGGTAATCATATCACCAACCCAATTGTTTCCTTTAGCAAAATGGGCAACGTAATAATCCAATAAAGATTTAGTATCATCAAACCTACGTGCCAACTTACCAAAGAAATACTTATCACGTCTTTTGTAATAAGACTTTGGGTTGGCACTAGTTTTGAACTTATACTTATTAGCATCGTAATCACTGGTGAAATGTAATCGCATTGCGTTGTACAGATAATAACAGTGATACGGATCTAATGACATACTTGGTTCCTTAATTGAGTAGCTATTATAACAAACAAATGATCGGATGTCAACAACTTTATACTGGTAATCTGCTATTACTATCGGATTTAATATAATTAAACTCGACAGCTTCAGCTTCAATTTTTGACTTCAATGGAGTGCTAATTAAACGTGATGCATCCATTGTGTCAATGCTGTTATCTTCACAGATTTTTAATACTGATTCGATATAGCCAGCATTAGTATTGTGTACCATGTTTTCAACCATCATAGCAAACTTCATCGACGTTATGAAATCAGTTTCTTCAGAAATCATTGACAACCTCAACTAAACTAAACTTCAAAACGTTTTCAATAATAAAGGAACGCCAACCTTGTGCTTCAACATCATAACACTTAACTGCACTATGAGTTTCACTTGTTAATGCAATTCCTTCTTCAGGAATATCGCACCCAGGAATTTTGTTTGCATCAGTGGTGCATCGCATTTTCCGAAATTCACCATTCTTTTTGGTAAATTCAACTACACATGTATTATTGCGAAGCGATTCTAATACATAACTCATATCATCAACTTTATTCACCTGACTTCCCCTTTTCACTAATATAACCATTAACTACTAGCTTTTTATAAATGTCTAGTAATTGCTTTGGCGTAACTTCGTCACCATAACGCCATTTCTCTGGGTCACGACACAGCCTTAAGAAGCTAGCATAGTTAAGAGGTTTTACCAACTTATCCGCTTCATTGTAAACATCTTTTGCTCTTTGTAAATACTGAGCGCCATCAAGCATTTCTTCGATGGCATGCTGACACCATTCATCAAATGTTAAATCATTACGATCAATAGAAACTCCATACTTATCAAGGCCAACTGCTGACCTATCACGTAACATCGTTACGATTTTTTCAGTTGTACTCATGTTACCACTCCACGTTTAACGTATTCATCTTCTCACGACTTTTAAGTACCTGCTTCTTCACCTTACTTTCCATGCGTCTTTCAGCATTTACTTTCTTTACACACTTTGCGATTAATTTTAAACGTTTTGCTTTTGTCATAATATAATTCCTTACCCGTAAATACTGTGAAAGTACTCTTCTTCAGAGATTTCAGTCTTGGTCACCTTCTTATGACCTGCGAAGTAATGTTCGAGAATTTCAGCAACATCCTCTTCCTCAACCCAGATGCCGCGACGGTTTTTAAGCGATTGTATAATAAAGTATTTCATAATATTTCCAAATGGTTGTTATCAATTTATGGTACTATTATATCAACAGTAGCGCATTGTGTCAACAACTTTATTAGAACAAAAAAGAATATACTTATAACTATTTGTCTTTTATTTGCAATAGATTTGCTTTGAACGCTTCAATGACTTCAGTACGTTTAGCTCCAGGCCAATATATGTAATCACGTTCAGGATTAGCACTCAAGTTATTCAGTAATGGGATTACCGCAGAATGCATTGCATCCAACTTACCACGAAGTTCTAATAACGATGATTCCATTTCAGCTGATGTTAACTCAACGGCCGCGGCGGCGTTTTGTACTACCTCAAGTTCGTTTTCATTGACTGCAGTGAAACCAAAATCATTAAAATCAAAACTCATAATCGTCACCACGTTTCTTATGCTTGATTTTGCCGCGTTTGCTTTCAGCTTTACGGTCTACTTCAACATGAGCCAAGTTATATTTCCTTGCCCACTTTGCGACGAAATTGCGGTGTGATGGTTTTACAACTGAATGTTGCATTGTAATACTCCTAAAATTTAAAGTAATGTTTACAGTTTATCATTTCTTTTATGATTCTTTAACCGTATCGTATAAACCCGAAGGTAAGCAAAGACGGTCATTATTGCGGTTGATATAGAAGCAATTGCGATGGCATTTGTTATATCCATGACTTCAACTATAAGCCATATTATTACAATTGACAGTGGATAGTTAACAACTAAACCTGAGATTACGATTTCGCTGGTTTCTTTAAAAACCGCTTTATTAATGTTTACCAAAATACTTCAATTTCCTTTTATTAATTTATAGATCTATTATAATACAAATTGACGTCCATGTCAATAACTTTATTAGATCGTTTAGTTATTAGGATAGTTCTTGAAGATCTAAGTTAAACTGTTCGGCTTCATTAGTTCCTTTCCAATACTTAAGTTCATCTTGAGCTGCTTTGATCTGTTCTTTAAGAGCTTTTACCATTTCAGCCGTAAGTGACATAATGTTCATCTTAAGTAAACGATCGGCATCGCTTTCGGTTGCAAAGGTTTCAGTTAAAATCTGTTTAGTAACATCAGCTTTCTTTCGACCTTTGAATTTAATAACCTCATCAAGTACGGCACTAACGAATTCCTTTTTAACGGTTAACCAACGGTATGCTTCCGACGTTTCAGCTTTGCGTAATTCAATTCTACGCTTAACGAAATTTGCCATACGATATTCAATAAAGTCAATGATTAATTGTTTATGGTCGTCATATTGACGTAAAGTACCGTTCCAATCAATTACATTTAGGTTTTCAGTATGTGACTTTTTAAGTTTAAGCAAAGCAATTAACTGATCTTCTTTTAACTTAGCAAGATCGGCACGCTTAAACCTTACTTCAAACGTGAAACCATCAGATGAACACTGATCTTCAAAGCCAGATATTTTATTCTCGCTCTCAAGTTTATCAAGTATCTTTACATAGGTTTCACGATCAGTACCATAAGGTATTTCACTGATAGCAACTGTATTGCTGTTAACACGTTTTACAATTCCATAACAATCATATTGATTATCAAGCATTGCCACAGTTTTGCCTTTGAAGTCAGGAAATATAATTGGAAGGTTTTTCTTGATCTTACCAGTTGTGATGTATTCTTTACACGCATTAATTAAATCTTTTGTAGAACGCGGCAGTATGTTTGTTGCAAAACCAGTAGCAATACCTTTTGTGCCATTTGCTAATACGAGCGGTATAACTGGCATATAGAATTTAGGCGGAATATGCTCAGGATCTTCATGCTGAAGTACAAGATCAATATCTTTAACATACTTATTAAAGTTAGGATGTAATCTGGTGTAAACATATCGAGCGGCACCTGCTTGAGGCACTTGACGTGTACCAAAAGATCCACGACCTTCAATCAAACAAACATTGTTATTCCACGTTGCGGCCATTAACTGGCCTGCACCTGCAGCACTAGCTTCTCCGTGGTTATATCCATAATCTGATACAATACCGGAAACGGCTGATACCTTTTTGAAGTCTTTTGCGGTATTGACTAAAGACGAGTACAAGTAAAAGCGATTAACTGGCTTCATCCCATCACAAATTGACGGAATAGCTCTGCTTTCAATTGTATATAAAGCAAAACCTTTTATTTCGTTGTTTGCCATTTCTGATAAACTATATTCCATTACTCTTGTTCCTTAAATGGTGCAGGCATCGGTTGCCAATGTGTTACACCGTTAAATAACATACCCATAGGTTCATCGAGGATTTTTCCTTTATGGGGATATCCTACACCTACGTTACCACCGTAAAAGTCAACGATGACCATCGTGTGTTCTAACCCAGGCATTTCATCTTTAACGCTAATCCAATTACTCATGTTTTATTCCTCAATTCAATTTATGGTACTATTATATCAAGAATCAACTTTGATGTCAACGGCTGTATTAGAACAAAAAAGAATATCCATATTCCTTTACGTCAACCAGTCTTTTCTTAATTGGCTATCTTTACCATAAATAATTTCAAACCAATTAGGGTCGTCGATAGTAATAGTATCAAGATTTGGCGTATTGATAATCTTATCGTATTCTTGTTCGGTATGTGATGCAAGACCTTTGATATAGCGATGGTGATAGCCTGTAGATTCAGTTTTGAATTTAGCAGCGTCATCATACGTATAAAACCACTTAACGTCTTTACCTTTTGACGATATGAGAATAGGCGTTCTTGCAACATGAACTTTACCGTCTTCAAACAATCGAGGCCAGAATTTATAAAAGAAAGCAATTAGCAATGGCATGATGTGACCAATACCATCATGATCCTGATCGGTTAACGTTGCAATGCCATTATAGTACATACGATCTACACTATCAGGATCATTAATATCGAGTCCAAGTATTGCAACCAATTCTCCAAGTTCTTTATTCTTAAGTACATCAGCAGGTTTCATATCCCAAACATTCATAATAACACCACGTAATGGATATGCACCACTTGTCTTTGGATTACGAACTTTAAGGAAATAACCAATTGCGCTATCGCCTTCGGTAATAAACAAAGTAGAATCACGTGTGGTCGAAGCAATGTGTTTTGCGACTCGAACCTTTTTGAGTTTCTTTTGAGCAAGAGTAGCAGCACGTTTATCAGCAGCAATCTTCTTTGCAAGCTGTGCTTCGACAATAGGTCCAATGATATCTTCAGCGTTCATAATCTTACGCGCAATTTTATCAAAGGAATCGCCATCATAATGTACTTTTACTTCAGATAAATTAGATGTCAGCCTTTCTTTCGTTTGACTGTCATACTTAGGATCTTTAAAGTTACGAGCAAACAATACGAATGTAAAACCTGACTTAAAAGTAGATTTCGCTACATCAATTTTATATTTACGTTTAACCATTTTGATAAGTTCATCGACAATACCATTAGTAATGTAATCGACATACGTACCACCTTGTCGGGTATTAACACCATTGATATACGAAGTTGTTCTAAACCCATCTTCAGATGAAGCAACAAAGAAAGAAGAATTCTCACCTTGCGATATAACAATGCTTGCTTCATTATCAGAAGTATACATTTCAGCATACTTACGAATAGTAGAGGCTTTCAGTCTACGCTTATTGAACTTAAAGGCAATCTCAGGAAATGCAATCTCAAGTGACGCTAATCTATCTTCAATGAATGCCTCAATGTCAATTTCATCAAGTGTGTTAATAGAGAACAAATCAAAGTCAGGTGTAAACCGTACAAGAGTACCATTACCGGCTTTCTTTGAAGTATCCCATTTAATATCAGCGGCGCCATCTGTACAATCGACGTCGACGCGATTTCCTTTTGACCAAGTAGAGCCATGAAACTTTGTTGACATGAAGTTTGTACAGGCCGAACCTACACCGTTAGCACCGATTGTAGTACGGTTATCATTGAATGAAGAACCTGCATTAGTTCTTGTCCAAGCTGCGACAGGTTGAAGAATTTTATCTCCGTCTGGTGTTAGGATTTCTGCTTGAGGAATACCTCTGCCATTGTCTGAAATTTCAATTGAATTTCCGTTGACGTTGACCGAGATTTGATTTGCGTATTCATAGTTTGTACGGATAGCTTCATCAATAGCATTATCAATGATTTCATCAACCATTTTGATAATAGCAGGAACGTATTCATAATTGCCCCACTGACCGCTAATGAATCTTTCGACTTTTTCTTTTGAGGTTGAACCTAAATACATGCCCGGCCTAAGTCTGCAATGGTCACGCGCCGACAGTATTTGGAAATCTTCTTTA